TTATAATCCTCCTTAGATGAACCACCCCTTGCGGGGCGTCCACCTTACGACAAAGTCGTAGCTTGGTAGATACAAGATCTACCAAGAAGGCGGAAAGCTGTGCCTGTTCCCTACAAATCAACCCGGCTTAGTGTTGAAAGACACTCGGCTAGGAAGATTCGTCCATGCTAGTTTCACCTCAAAGGTGCGGATAGCAATCCTCTCAACGGAATCTCCAGCAAGTCTAGCAAGATATCTTGCGTAGACCTGTCTTTGTGGAGTTAATAACCCATCGACCGGGCAAAGGAGCCTTGAAGCTTCTTCGGACCGGTCGGCGGATAAACCTTCTTGCCGTAAAGGCGGAGAAAGTAACTCCACGACAGATTTTGGAGATGGCCACTCTCTGGTGCGTTGAAAAACGCCAGGGAGTCTGCACTCATATCGCTGGTAGCTCCTATTGTACCGGACTCGCACTCCACTATCAAGTGAAGTGTATTGTCCGATTGCAGCAGGAAACGTATCAGCGGGATACGCTTCGAGCTCGAGTCGACCCATGACAGATGGAAACGCGCAAGCGCTTCTGCTGCTCTGGACCAAACTCGATCTCTTAGTGAATCCACCGAAGACGTATTTCCCCCTGAAGATGTCCCCCCAACTCGTAAAGTTGTGGTCGACTCCCCCAGGGTTCGGTATGTCTCGATAAGTGACTGTAAGTATTGGGTAGATTTCTCTTGCCCAATCTTTACAAAGTGCAGCTGCACTATATAGCCCCCTAAGAAAAAGTTTTCTTTGGAGACTAAGTAGCGCAGGGTAATCGATGAGCTTTTTCCGATCGTCATATTGGTACTCCTTATTACGAATTATAGTAATATCGATGCCATTATACCATTCTGAGCCACATGACTCTCTGAACGGTGTTTGGAAACACGTTTTAGAAGTGTTTACTTCACACCCGACAGATTGCAATGTACCCACAAGGGTGTCCATTGCGTACGACGGGATGATAATATCATCCCCAAATACTGCAACAGACGACGACGCTTCTTCTAACGGTGATCTTACTCTAGAAATAGGGTAAGGCCAGAAAGAAGTCACGTGTCTCACAGACGCTAGTGATAGCGCCCAAAAGACAAGTGTCTCAACGGGAAAGCATGTAGCTGAGCCCATTGGAGCGAATGCAGCTATTTTGATCTTTCTGTTTTCATAGATCATGAAATCAGATCGAGTACAAAATAATTGACTACGAAGTTTAGGGACCTCCGCTAGGAGGAACCAGACCAATGTAGCTGAAACGGTATCGGAAGCATTGGAAAGATCCAATGTAACCAGTCCGTCCTCATAAGCCTTTTGGCATATCCTTTGATTAAAAGTTTGATCCTTTAATCTAATGGATTTCCTAAGCAACCTATGAGACTCAATATACTGCATCATTTTCTTCATCTGACCCTGTTGCAAGTACTGATTAACAGTACGTTCAGCAGAAATCAACCGAGGTCCTTTAAAGTCCTTAGGAACCAGGCAGCATTTAGTATTCATCTCGCGACGAATGTTAGGTGCACCCAGTTCACAAAGGGCTTTGAACGAAGAAGAACCGTATTTTTCATGAGGATACCACCTGCCGGCCTTGTAAGGCCATTCGGTGAAATCCCATCGTTCAAAGCGATCAAGTCCGTCTGCCACTCCTCCGGGACCATGTCCTGGATCGATAACAGAAAGATCAAGATTGCGAAGAACACTACCTAAGAGTTTTTGAGCTCTTAGAACGACGGGATGATCAACAGGAACGCGCACCTTACGGAGCGTTTTCTGACGTTGTTCAAATCCGTCAACAGCCAGCTTCCGTTGTTCGAGACTAGGCTCCGTTAGGAGCTTTGAATCAAACAAAAGAAGTTGGCGTAGGAAAAATACACTGGAAAGATTAGGATTAGCTAGCAAAATCCCGCGATCGTCAAATATCGTGCGGAAAACCGCATAACAAAAACGAGGCAGGCATGTGTCCCTTTTAGCGCCGAAGCTGGCGGGAATTTTGAGGTTCCCGTCAATAAGGCCTCGATCAAGGGCCTTTCCCAAAACGGAAAAGGTAACCTTGAAGAAGCTAGAACCTTCAGATTTTGCTCTTTCAAGCATTGTCTGAGAGTCTTTAACACAGAAAGGAACACCGCTAGTAACTCCGTCATCGATTATCGATTTACGGAGTGCGACAAATCGCCTAAGGACAGAATTAAGATCCCCCATAAAATGGGTTGTCTCCTTACTCTCATTAGGCTCTCACTATCAACCTATCGGAATCCGATACATTGACTGCGCACATCACAAACGATTAACCAACAGACCTGCTAATCAAGCAGGATTGAAGGTATCGACGTGGTTATCGCCATCTGGCATAACTCCGCCGATCATCGCCGTGATATTCGCAGCCGACAGCATCGACTTCAAGAAGGCTATTTGATCGGCAACTGCCGTCGCTAGCCCGCTTTCGGTACTTCTCGGAATGGAAATCTCGAGTTTGGCCGTGGTGGTAATTGTATTACCACTCGTGTCTTCCACGAAACTTTTCGACGCCTTCAACAGGTATCGATCCGTTCCCTTCGCTCCCAAAGGGCGGCGAAACGCTTGCAACGTAATAGACTCGGGTTCTACAACCCCAGCTAACACGTTTGTAAAGTTTCGCTGATCCCCTACTTGGTTCTGAAGTGAGAAGGTGATATCCGAAGTGCCATTGGCACGGGTGACAATGAGAGACATGAGAACTCCTGGTTTTGCTGCCGTTCTTTAGTGGGCAACTGTAAATCCGGTTATCCGGCATTGACTTTTGTGAAACTAAAGAAGCTTCTGTATAAGAAGCTCACCTCCAGTAACACCGTGGAAGAGACCAAGCGTTGAAAAATCAACAACGCCTGATGTGTCAGGAATGCGAAAAGTGCGGGAATAGTTTGTGTCAATTCGCTTAGCGAACGCCACAGGCTGCATCGGGTCCGTAATCTTTGCGTAGAAAGGAGCACCGTAACCACCACCGGGTATTAAATACCCTTTGGTTGTCGAGGTGTTCTTAGTAGACGCGCAGAGCGAACAGATGTCAAGGAAAGGCCCATCGCCTAGACGAAAACGAGTTAAATCGTTAATTCGTTCTTGAGCGTTGGTAAACCAATCCACCACGAAGGAGAAAGGGATGAGCTCCCATGCTGTTCCGATGACCTTATTAAGGCCAAAGTACTCGGCATAGGCTCTCCACTTCGCCCCTTCGTTTAGATCTTCTCGAACGCGCCCCATGGCTGAAATCGAAGAGAGCGTTAGTTTTTCAACTAGCGCCACAACGATAGACCCTGGGGTAGCACTCGAGAGATCGGGTTCTCCCACACCGTACCTTTCGGTACTTCTAACTCTGATAGGAATATATCCCCCTCTATGAGAACGCAGATACTGCAATCGAGCTTCCACTTTGGAGTGGCTGCTGATCGTAGATACTACGTCCTGTATAGCGGGCATGACGCCAAATTTTAATTGGAGATCAAGAGATACTGCTTCCTTAGTGAAGACCTTGGACTTCTCTATGAACGAAAGAGACTCGGTTGCACGTGAACCATTTAGAAGAAGATCATTCTTCCGATAGTGGCGCATTATGTCACCGAGCTTCAATCTAGTAAGTGACCGTCTTTTAACATCCTTAATAAAATTAAGAATGGTCTTCTTAGGGTTAATAACAGACCGAATGGCATCCAAATAAATGGAACCTTCGGCCATGGATTCGCCCGAGAGGAAAGTAGACGGCATGATGCTATCAGTAGCTTCATTAAACTTGCTCATCAGAGAAAACCAATCGGTAGATCTGTATGTCGACTGTAGAGGAGCAGCACTCGCAGACAAAATTGTCTGCAAGTCCTGGCCTTTCCATGAACACACAAAAGCCGCCGGTGAGGTCTTCGACGTGTACTCATATCCATACTGACAAGGACCGCTCGGCGGTGGTAAACTCCTAGTAATAGTACAATCCTCGGAATCTCCGAGAATCACGCTACGACTATGGTTACATTCCTTAACTGACTTAGGAGTCAGGGGACCTGTAGCTTCAGGAAGCTTTTTAGGCTTCTTTGGGCGTTTATTGCCTCGTGGTCTGCGAACTGTATCTGAGATTGTCCCCGAGTCTTGTTCGTGGAAGGATGACGAATCAGGAGTGAATGTATTATACTGGTCATAGACACAGTACGGATACAAACCCTCCCTAGTAGCCACCCCGCCAATTACATAACTAAAGGACCTCAAACGCAGATTAGTATAGTTTCGAGTACGGTTTGTCAAGGTAGTGTTCCTGAACGGGTAAGTAACATGCGCACCTTTTTATAGGTACGAACAGCAGAGGATTTCAATAACGATGCACTCGCAACGACTACGTCAATATCCCTTATTACGGAAATTCCGTACTTAAGGTACATGGCGAGTAATAGTAAGTACTTCATCGTGAACTCCTTTGATTCATGCTACAAACTGAAGGACGAGGGGCCTTTCTAG